CTCCTTTGAGCCAATGCTCTCGATCACGCCTCGTCAAATTGCCCTTGCGTTTTGATACAGCCACCAGAAACTCAGGAACAACAATCTTCTCAACTTCAGCCTTTTCAATTGGGAACAGAGCAAACTTGTCAACCAAACCATCGATGTGAGCAAAATTGCCATAATCTGTAGGTGCAGGTTCGGGACCCAGTTTCTTTTCAATCAACAACAATGGAGAAGTGTCCCAAACACGAATCCTCTCCTTTTGCAAATCACGTGTCCACTTTTCGCGTATGCGCTCCCGTATCTTTGGTATGTTATCATTCACTAGTATTGGTGCGATCTGCTTTTGTGCTATAGCTTCAGCCACTTCAATGCTAAGATTCAACTTCACTTCTAGTCCTTGTTTGGTGATCTGTTTTCTGCGAACATCAGTTTTGAAATCAACTGTCATCTCTGCAGCTCTATCTGGTTTAGCAACTTTTGCACCTTTCCATTCTATCGGCCTGCCCAATCCTAAACCACCATTGACTCTCGGAATTCTAGCAGCGATGTAACTTATCTTGTTCTTTCTAGTCCAAATGCGCAGCAAGATGTCACTAATATCCTTTTTTGCACCACGTCTCAAACATGTCATGGCTGCACTCAATCTGGATTCTATTGCATCTAGAGGAGTAGGAGGAGTGTCACTCCAAGGCTTTCGTTGTGTCAAGGAAGGAATAGATCTAGCTAAATACCCTAGACAGCCTCCAGAGGTTATTCCAACACGTAGAAACTCAGTGCGACCAGAAGTTATGCCAAACTTCCCCGTAGCAGCTTTCCAATTCATCGCTCCCAGTACCCAATCAACCAATTGCAACTTAGGGACAGATAGATCAACATAAGATGCATCATCTCCTTGAATTCTTACGCCATCGTCTTGAATTCTAGGTATGCCAATCAGTTCCAGTATCGTCAGTGCAGCTTCAGCAGCAACCAAACCCACTGCATCACCAGTTGAGGAAGTTACAAACGTCCCAGAAGGCAAACTATCCATCACATCAAAGGTATGTTGCCCGTCAGGAGTGATCATAGTGGAATGGTAAAAACCTTTTATTGCTATTGCTTTCATTCTGAGCCAATCGTGAAGAACAGGAATTGGTACATTTGATCGCCCAACCCTGTCAAATCTCTCAAGCATAGCAATCATGTAGTATGTTTTGACTTGTTTCTCAAACCCTTGAAAATCCCAAGCCATCCCAAACAATCCTCTTTCCATTTGTTCAACCATATCGAGCATCCGCTGCAATTTTTCTTCGCCATTCTCGTTCCTAGTTGTCCATTTCCAATGCTTATAGCTTGACCCAGTTATGTGACAAAACCATGATAGCAAGAGATACGTCCCTATATCACTGCAAACTGCGACGCGTACTTTGCCGAGTTCACTTTTGATGAAAGCTTTCGAAACTTGTTCTCCACTCTCACTATGAATGAGTAGATCATCGACACTGACTGCATCAAGAATGAAATTCTTTCGACATTTCACGTTATATAACTCACCCTCGAACTCAACCTGCAATATCCCCTCGCTAGAACTTCCCGCAGTAATCCAACTACCTGC